TGCTGTTCCTGCTTAAACAGGTGAGCCATAGCCGCATCATCTTTGTATGGCTTCACAACCTCTTCCACTCCAATCGGCTTACCTTCCTTATCAAAGTTGAACTTCTCAAGTCCGCCCGCCTTGTAAATCAGATAATCCGGATCCAGAACACCCTGCTTTGTGAGGGAATCTTTCAGCGCATAGGTCTTCGCAATCTCCTCGCTTGCAGTCTGCTGTTTTTTAAGTTCACCCTGCAGATTGGCAATAGTGGTCTGTAACGTCTCGTTATCGGCATTGTTCTTCTTTAAATCTCCGATAGTTGTGTTGAGTGTCTTAATCTGACCGGCAAGATTCTCTTTTTCTGCCACGGCGGTATCATACTTGCCTTTGTCAACATACTGACCAGATCCAAGGTCTGCAAGCTTTACCTGCTTATCCTTATTCTCCAGCTTTCCGTTATAGGCATTGACGGTATCAGACACCTGCTTATAGAGATCCTCGCCTAAAATGTCTTTTAAAAATTCCATAGTTTCCTTTCCTGCACCGTTTTTAAGCGTGGTGTCTCCACAAGCAGTATGCAGTTTTGATGCCATGCATAAGGGCAAATTGCCGCAGTTTAAACGTCATAAGGCTTTCGGACAATATAAAAACAGGACTGCCGGAGGAACCTACTTGGCGTCACCTCTGCACCGTTCGGTTCATAAATTTCCGGTTGTCCTGTTATTATTAAAATACTTCTGCTTTGCTCTGTGTTTTCGTATCTGGTGGATGTTCCTCCGTACTACTTAGCATTTTATCAAGCTCTACCACGCGCTTACTAAGAGCCAGAAATGTTTCTATGTTTTCAATTCCGCACTTTTTCTGCAACTCCAAGCACAGTATAATCTGGTTCTCTATTATTTCTCGATTCATCATTCCTCCTTCTGATTTTGGGTATAAAAATACCACCTAACCGTTATTGGCTGGTGGTATTATTCTGCGTCTTCCCAACTATTCATTTTTTCACACCGTTTTTTTTCCTTTTCAATGTCCTTTTCCAGTTCTTCAAGAGTTCGTTCCGTATCTTGCACCGGACCATCGTAATATTTCTTGCTCATTATAATTTTCTCCACTTTATTCCGTAGTCCATTTCAAACTGCTCTAACGCTTTTATATTTGCTTCTATGCCTTTATTATATCCACTTTTTCTGTATTTTTCAACAGTCTCATCAAATAATCTTTGGGAAAACGGCTTGTCGCCAACCTCATATACATATACATCTCCATTATGACATACAACAATTCCCTTTCTGTATCCCCTATAACCCGCTGACGCAAAATCTGCTCCAGTCGGAGGAATATTTGTTCCATGATTATGTATACTTATAAGTGTTCCTCTTGGTTCTATTTCTACCGCATCTCTCAGGCTTTTATTATACTCAACTATATTATCTTCTTTTGCAGCAACGCTTTTCCCTTTTATCTTTCCATCGATGACACTAATTAAATACATATCTTCTTTATTAGTTCCGTTTCGATGTACTAAAATGTCGCGTGCTTTCTGCCATATTGCCTTCTGAGTATTTTCATTCTCATCAAGATTCTCAAACTTCTTTCTATACTCCGTGCTCTTTACAAAACCTACATCAACCTTATTGTCATGCGTCTTTTGTGAATACTTGCCGCTAATTCCTTTCTCTGTATTACCATCCGCAAACGATTTCTTCCACTCCTCATACGTCGTATTCTCCGGCACATAATACTTCTTGCCATCTGCCCCGCGCGCAACTCTTTCCCCTGTGGTAAATTCATCGTTGAAATACGGGCAGGTGCATCCCCGACAATTCGGATGGAACGGTGGCACGGTAACACCAATCTTATAATCTTTCATCGGAAAGTGCTTCCCGTCCATCTCCCCGCAGGTGGGGCAAGTGCGGCTGTCCAATGTCTCAACCACCTCGAACTCTTCCACGTCAAGGTCAGAAAAACACGTTTCCTGTGCCTTTGCAGAAAAAGCCGCTGATTCCGTCTGAACAATTCGCGCCGCCTGTGACCTGCTCACTTTCATGTTCTGGGATATTTCCCGTATAGCTCTATCCGGCGATTCCCCGGTAATGCACATCCGCGTTAAGGAATCGTGCATATTGTTAATCAGCTTCGTTTTATCCGTCCAAATGCGGTCCGAGAAGTTGCGTCCATCCACCGCCCAGGGCTTATGTATGATGTCATTAACCTTTTCCGGATTAAAGCTCTGCATCTGCCAGCCAACACCGATACCTCGCTGCACTTCGTATGCAGTATGGTAATACCCGGATGTATACAGATTTGTGATATGTTCATCGATGGAATCATGATAATTTCCGTACAGCTTTTCAATCTCCTGCTGTGTCTGCACCTTGAGAGCTTCCAATCTGCTGATATGCACCTTTGCGGATGCGTTCTCAAGCTGTTTTGCCCACTGCTGATTTATGCCATTCTCGCGCCCGTATTTAATATAATCCTGCACATCCCACCGGAACTCTTCCAGTTCTTCACTGTTAAGCAAACGTCTGGCTTCCACCATTGAAATACCGTTGTTGGCAGCAAACCGCTGATACCAGGCGTTAATCTTCCCGTCAAGCGCCTGCTCTGCCCGCCGGAACTCCTGCTCAATCTCCTGCACGGTCTGAACGGACGTATCATGCTGTGATTCTTCCAACTGTCGGAAGCGCTCCTGCCAGTATTCACTTGTCCGTTCTCCCATGCAATCACCTCATTTCATTCCATATAAAAATGGTTGCAAATTACTTTTCAGTAACTGCAACCATTCTCTATCTTTACTACTTCATGTATAACTTTTCTGCCTTTTCTCGCGCCTCTATGGCATCCTGCAAATAATCATAATGCCCTAAGTGTATCTGTTTCCCTTTTATTTTAATGTAGGCTCTGTACTTTCCCGTTTTCTTTATTAACGAGACTCCCTTATGACCGCTTGTATTATTATCCTGTATTCCTCTATTCAAGCCCTGTAATGTCATATCTGCCCATCTACAATTATTAGGTTCATAATTTCCGTCATTATCAATTCTATCAATGCTTAAATCATCGGAATAACCATTCTTTAAGGACCATTGGAAAAAACTTTCAAAATTATTTTTCCATTCATCACAAATTACAATACCTCTACCGCCATAATGCTTATACGCCCCATTTTTTTCATTATAACACCTCTGGTGCATAGCATCATAAATTCTATATATCCTGCTTTTCTTTCCTTCTTTGCATTGATTGTGCTTAGTAGCGCCATATCTATTCCTTGTAGTTATTTTTCTTCGATTATCATCGCCGAGGCAACCACAACTTTTCGTTTTTCCTTGTCTCAATGAATCTCCCGTTACATCTGCATAATTTCCGCAGTCACATTTGCACTTCCATAGTGCTTTTCCTCTCCTTGTCCCGATATGTTCGATGACTTCCAATCTTCCGTATCTTTCCCCTTTTATATTTTTATAAGCCATTTATAACACCGTTCCTTTTCGTTTCTGCTCTAGCTGCTTTCAAGCCTTGCATATATCCAAAGCGAAAACCGTTTGTTATAAAATCATATTTGCTGTAACTCATTTTCTCAATAGCTTCAATGTCAGAAACACACATATCATATCTTTCATCAATTTTTCCAATAGATTTTTCTATAATTCTTGTAACGTTTTTAATCATATAAAAAACTCCTTTCAAATTTTTAATTGTTGAAAGAAGTCCCTATCCATGATAAAATATTTCATAGAAGGAAACTTCTACCGTAGAACGTTGATTCACTTTGCGAGGGTGGCAACGTTCTATTTTTTAATATCGTCCTTTAATTTTTTTATTCCACGACGTATCGCTTCTGCCCTGTCCAATATTTCCTGCTTACAGTAACAGTCCAATATCTCCGAAGATTCTACATCCAATCTAACGGTTATCCGTTCATTTTTTGGATTGTTTGTTGGACGACCAATTTTCTTTTCAGGCACATAATCACCTCTCTTTTGTCTGCCATAATTATATATTACACTTATGTCTGCCAAAAGTCAAGGTTTTATTACTTCTCATCTTTTTTATTTGTGATATCATCACTCACTTCTTTTTCACTTGAAAAAGCCCCCGCATACATTTCAGCTTTTTCCATCGCCTCTTTTTCCTCTATCTCTAGTTGTCTTAATTCGTCCTCGACCGATTCGACAAGCGGATGCGCTTTAAGAATCGTCTTTTTACTGACAATTCCAACCGAATCCTTGCAAATCTGTGCCTGCTCCGTGTCATTTTTTACACAAGTGCGGGTCCACGTCTGGATGATTTTCTTGCAATCAATTCCCTCATGGCGGCATATCGCTCTTACCAGACTGGCGAACCCAAGCTGGAACTCCGTCTCCGTCAGCCCGGCTTTCATTTCAAGCAACGAATACATGAATTTAAGCGCTTCTCCGCTCTGATTTCCGAAGTTCTCCGGCTGTGGGTCAAATCCCTGCCCCTGTTCAAAAATAGCCTTTCTGGTGGCTTCTAACACACTGTTGCGGGCTTCAATCGGAATCTCAATGTTGAGCGTGCTCACTCCTGGGTTGCTGCCCTCATCACCGTCCACCTTAATAGTCTTGTATTTTTTCAGATCTGACAGAAACGTATTGAGGTCCGTGCCGCCATACCCGGACAGAACAATTATCAGCTGTTGAATATCATCCAAATCATTAACAAAACCGCTGTAGACCTTGTCGTATACGTCTATCAGCGGCTTGATATTTTTCAAATCATTCGTATTGGTGTTATTGTTCGGGAATGGAATAAACGGCACCTCTCCGAATTCATGCCGATATTCTGCGGTAAAATCGCCGGTATCCGGCACCATGAACGTATTGTAGTAGAACAGCCCATCATCCAAGGTATCGCCGCTCTTCCGTCGGAATGACCAGCAGCTTTCCTTATCCCAGTATTCATAAATTGCATAGGTATCTCCTGTTTCCTCGTCGATTTCATCGTACATACGGAGAACACCTAGCAACTTCTTTTTCAGATTGTGGGATTCGATGGGGATAATCTGTTTACTATCGACTACCGCCCACTGGAACGTTCCATCTTCATCCTCCCAGTAGTGAATCCATCCCACGGACGCATTGGCAGCATTGATGCACAGCTCCATGCAGTTCTTCCGGTATTCATCCCCGAGCATTTCTGTCACAACCTCATTTCCATGCTCATTGCCGATATCGAAGAGCGGTGGTGCTGTGAACATATACGCGGCTTTCTGATTTACGATAAGCCCGTGGAAGTTCCGGGGAATCCGGTTGTCTGCATTGCGCAGAGGGTTGTCGGAATCCTCTTTCTTTTTCTCGCCTTCGGACTTGACTTTCACCAGAATATCCGTTTCATTCCGGTAGTACCGCTCCGCCTGCATCGCCCGCAAGGAAAATCGTGTATGCCCCGGTTCGTATTTTCTTATGAGTTTTTTCATTACCTCAAGTTCCATGTTCTCACCTCTATTTTAAAATGCTGATGCCGCCGTGGTTTTCGTCCGTGTATATTGCGTACCGGATGGCATCCTGCACATCATCAAACTGCTTGACCGGCTCCCCGGTCTTTTCGTTCCAAACGTACATATAAATCTCATCCCGGAACCGGTCGACATCATCCGCAATCCGTAACTTATCTTGCTTATATAACTGTGCCACGCGCTCAATTCCGCTTAACACTGCCTTGTTGGCGTTAATCGCACGCAAGCCATTCTGCTTGAACTTTTTCACATATTCCGGTCGGGCAGAATCACAATAAAATGGTATATTTCCATACTCGGCTTTGATTGCCTGGGCCTGCTCCAGCCAGAAATCTATTTCTTCATACTGTCGGGCAATCTCTTTGATAAGGTAATAGCATCCCTTATCGTCCTTTCCCAATAGTACAATTGCTCCAAAATGCTCATATCCCCAATCAACCCCGGCGATGTATTTAACAAAATTGACCTTTTGCAGTTCCTCTCTGCTGATGTAATGAATTTTTGCATTGAAATCCCGGTATACAGCACCCTCGCCCATTACCCACATTCCATTAATGTTTCGGTCATAAAACATCCCGGACGGCGTTGTTTCTTTCATATTCTGCTTATACCGTTCTGACAGGAACGTGTTATCATCCAGCCTGTATTGCACTGCCTTGATGGTTTTTCCATCCGCCTTATCAATAAAGTCTTTCTTAAGCCAGTGTTCCGGGTTATCCGGGTTTGTATCAATCAGCATCCTTGCACCATTGCCGGAACATCTGGACTTAATCTCGTCAAACACTTCCTGCTTTGCCATCGTGCCCTCATTGATATAAGCCCCGTATGCAGTCATTCCTCGGATGCGCCCCAGGTCGTTTATCTTGGAATGTCCGAAACAACACACCTGCACGCCGAATAGCTTGAACCGATTAAATTTATCAAAGTGAAACTCAATGCCGTATTTGTTGGAAAGCTCAATCAACACGTTTCGGTTAAGCGCTCCCAGGTCAGCACCAGCCAATATATATTGCGGATTCTCAACGCCCTGTGCAGCGGCAATTTTTTTAATCCTGCGTAATTCATACAGGAACAGGTCATTGTCCAGAACCGTTTTTCCGGTACGTTTCGCACCGTGATTGATTAGCATAAAATAATCATTATTTACAGCAAATCGGAATGTATCAAGCTGTTTTGGTGTGTATAAATCACTCAGCATCTTTTAATGCACCCTCTATCTGCTCAAAGAATTTATCCAGCTTATTCTCCCGGTCATCCTTGCCAGCGTCCGCTCTGGATTTTAACAGTGCAATTTCAGCCCTCTGCTTATCCGTTGCAAGGTCCATATGGTCAGATAACCACTGTAGTGCTTTCATGCGGTCGGCAAGTTTTACCTTCACACCATAAGCAGTCCCTGTGATTTCATCAATCAAACTGCCGTCCACATTCTCATTCATCCGCACTGTCTCGCCTTTTACCGTGACGAAATCAGTCACATCTGCAAATGCAATATCCATGTACTTCTGAAAGATATCGGTTTCACTTAGGAACTCCCTGTTAAGACGCTCCTGTTTCAAACGGAGTATTTCATCTTTTACCTTAGTATTTCTAAGTAGCTGATGCCCGTTTACCATTGCAGTTGTATAGTCGCTTCCATACGCTTTCTGATATGCCTTGGTGGCATTAAAGCAGCGAATGTAATAAATGCAAAAAAGCTGTTGCTTATCCGTCAAATCAGTATTCTGTATCACCGCTTCGACTTCATGCGCAACAGGCTCTTTCTTTACTCTCTTGGCTTGCTTATTCTCTTTCGCAACGTTGCGTTCCTTTTTCTCTTTCTTTTGCAACGTTGCATTACCGTTATCATCCCACTTATACCGGTTCTTCCAACTCCGAACTGTTCCCTCGGCTATCCCGAGCTGGTTTGCAATCTTTATTA